CGTGAAGGCAAAGTCTTCTTGTATCAGTTTGGCAAGAAAATCCATGACAAGATTATGGATATGATGCAACCAGAATTTGCTGATGAAGATGCAATCAATCCATTTGATATGTGGGAAGGTGCGGACTTTAAATTAAAGATCCGTAACGTTGAAGGCTATCGTAACTATGATAAGTCTGAGTTCGCAAAACAAAAACCTCTTTTAGATGGTGATGATGCGCAACTCGAAACGGTTTATGATCAGATGTATGATCTATCTGAATGGACAGATCCTGCAAATTATAAAACGTATGATGAATTGAAGACTAAGCTATCTTCTATTCTAGGTGAAGTCGCTGGTATGGGTGCTGCTACTATGGCACAAACTGCCCAGATGAATGAACCTGTTGAAGCTGCTGCTCCTCAACGAATCGAACCAGTCACAGCAGAGAATATCAAAGTCGAAGACGATGATGACACTCTAAGCTATTTTGCTAAATTAGCTGAAGCTGATTAATTACTGATGTAAAGAAAAAGGATCGGTCAGCGGCCCGGTGGTTACCACATTTTGACTAGAGTTGTTACTATTATCATTATTATTAGTTGTACTTGAATCAATAAAAACGGACTGCTGGCCGTTCATTCTTCTTAATACTAAATTATTATCAGCAATAGCATCTAATGCATTGCTTTCAAATCCAGGACGTATTCTATTAGGCCTCAACGGGTCATAAAGCGCAGTTCCCTCGGGCTGCAACTGGCTTATCATTTCAGCACTAAAGTCGGTCCGACCGCTTCCATACGACCGTGGTACTGTCGACATATTTGTTGGAAGCATAAAAGTATTACCGTAACGATCAGTAATGTCATTAGGATTTACACCTACTCTAAGCGCAGCTCTTAAGTTCTCAACGTTCCTAATGGCAGCATCGTAATCAACGTCTGGACTGGATAGGCCTTCTATTTTTTGATCAGTAAACGGTAACCAACTGGCATCAAACGTACCACCATTTACGGCTGTTTCAATTACCTTTATTGACTCAGCTAGATCCAACGCAAACTCTTTCATATTAATTGATCGGCCGTCAAACTTTAGCTTGCCTAGTTTTTCAATTGATACAGTAAGGCTATCAACAGCTTTAGCACCTGTGTCTAAGTCATCAGCATTGTTTGCAATTTGCATTACCTGACTAAACGGAGATTCAGCTCCAGTAAAAAAACTCCCAATAGCGGTAATCGCGTTTTGCATACCGCCTATAAAATTAGAGGTGGTAAACTTTAAAAGTCCGGCAGATATCGATCCCATCGCAGATGAGAAATCTTTAGCATTTTGTAGTCGGCTTTCTCCATCAACCAGCGATAATAAAGTAGTCACTTTATTCTTTATATTTTGAGCCCAGTCTTGTCTACCTTCACCTGGCGCTATCCAATCGCTAAAACTATCTAGAATCGATGCTCCAGTACCAGCCGCTGCAAAAGCTACTAAGCCAGCACCTATCGCAGTCATAGCGCCGGCGAATCCAACGAATTTTCCAATGCCGAGTTGAGTTATTGATAACAGATTTGTTACATTGTCAACTATAGTTTGTGACCATAACTGCGCATCACCAGTCGCATTTTCTCCCATAAAATATTGCGCTACGCCGTCTCCAGCAGTACCTAATGCCGCTCCGGCCGCAAATGCTGTTAAACCAGCAGCAATACCAGTCATTGCTATAAAGAAAGTTCCAGATTTTTTCAACATTTCGGTATTACTACCAGCGACAGTATCGCCAATGCCTAATAATATCTTTACGTTTTCTTTTACCTTTGTAGCCCAGTCTTCTGCCCCTGCAAACTTTTTAAAGGCTTCGCCTACAACAGATATACCTTGAGCGCCAGCGAAGGCTGCAAGTCCAGCGCCAACCGCAAGCATTGCTACACCGAAAGTACCTCCCTTCTTAAGCATTTCAACGTTGCCGCCAAGCTCATCAGAGATGCTTAATAATGTAATTACATTACTTTTTATATTTTCAGCCCAATTACCAGCTCCTACCCATTGCGTAAATGCTTCGTTGCCAACAGCCAGCGTTGAGCCGGCTGCAAAGACTGCAAGACCAGCAGTAAGACCAAGCATAGCCGGAGCAAAGATTAAACCTTTAGCTAGGGTCTTTACAGATTCTCCAAGACCGTCGGAAATCGATAAGAGGGTGGTGACATTGTCTTTTACATTTTGAGACCAACCAGTCGACAGCTCAAATTTATCCATCGTTGCTTTATCTAGTGCATTTACACCAGCTGAAGCTGCACCCCCTGCGGCGAAAACTAATAATCCTGTACCTAAGGCTTTAAGTGCTACTATAACTGCGCCATCAGAAAATAATGTTTTTAAAGTATTTTCGTTATATCTTTCTCCAATACTTAATATAGATTCTACATTTTGCTTAATCTTTTCGCCATCAAGAAACTGCATGGCTGCAAGACCGGCAATACCAAGCATTCCTGCTACGCCAGCAATCTTACCGAGTCCGCCTAGCCCACCAATTCCTTTGCCAAAGCCTCTGGACATACCGCGTGGTCCAGCTGCTTTGACTCTAGAATTTTGACGTGCTGCTTCTATTTCTTGTTCTCTACGATCACCTGCTCCACCCTTGATGCCATCAACAAACGCACCAAATTTCATTCGAAGATCATCAGTCCCTCGATTACCATATTCAATGGCAGAAGTTTGTTCTTGTAACGTCTTATTAATATCAGCAAGAGATGCCATTATAAGTTCCTTCTTTGGGCGTCATCGGCCTGTTCTTTTAAATCAGCAGACAGCAAGGTGATGTAGATCTCCCTCTCCCATGGTAACATTCCTTCTACTTCTGACAAGGAATATTTATGATTTTGTAGTAGCTGATAGTTAGTCTTATAGTAGTTAATCAGATTTTCATGAGAGAGGTTTATGAGAAAAAATCGTTTATGCCTCGCAGAGTATAAATGTTATCGTGATTACATGATGTACAAGAGAAATTAATATCATGTGTTAAACTTGGTACGTTATTAACAAATTCCATAATCTTATTAAATTGTTCACTAGTCAACGAATCTAAGAAATCTTCGGTATCTTTTTTTGTTTCGTCCTTAAACGAAAAGTTTTCCTCTTCAGACTGCAAACTATCTAAACACCCTAATGTTAAGAAATATAATGTTTCAGATGCACTTGCGTTTTCACTTAGATCAGCTTTAGTCATATGAGAATACATTGGGTATTTTAGCTTTAATGTATATGTGTCATTTAATTCTATCTTTTTTATTTTATCAGGTACATCTATATTAATTAGATCTAATTGTACCTCATGTTCGTTGTCCGCTTCACATTCAGAACATTTTACTACTATCTTCGAAGTTTCGCCTACCGACTTGGCGCGTATTCTCGTAAACATATATTCAACATCAAATGTAGTTAAGTTACTGACATCAGTATCTTCGTCAATACAAGATTTAATAGTGTCTACGATAGATGATAGTATTTGTTTATTATCCTGCGACTCCAATGCGATAAGCAGTATTTTTTGTTCTTTTACTAAAAACGGTCTATATCTAATTTCTTTCTTTGTTGATGGTACAGTAAGAGTATACCGAGGTACCTCGTTCACTACTGGTAAAGCCATTATACAGATCTCCAATCCTTATATGATAATTGTACATTCAATTCAACCATTCCACCTGGTTCATTGCTAAATTCTATAGCGTTCATTGTAGTGGGAAACGCTTTGTCTAAAATGCAGGTATATTCAACTTGTGTGTCAGCTAAGGCTTTTGCCAAATCGTCAAACGCGCTTATGTTTGATAATATACCTGTTGATAATATCTCCTCAGCCTGGCCAATTAAATTCTTTGGCATACTGAGTTGTTGTACTCGTACTTCAAATCCGTATTCATCCGGATAATTTAGTTCCTTTGTATCAAAATTTATTATTTTATCTTGCCAAAATTCAAAGTATTGTTTAATGTCATAATCATTTGGCACATGAAAGGTTAATGATACGTCATCTTGTGCATAGCCGTATGCTACCTTATGCTGTTTCATACCAATGGTACGTTCATTAGTTAGAATTTGTCTACCAGGAAGCTGTGCATTTTTACATAGAACATTTAATCGACGAGTAGTAATACCGAATGCTCCACCGACCGATGGCAAAAATACACGCCACATAGACGTTCTTGCAAGTCCAGTACTAAACTCCCCTTTAAGTTCGTTAATGCTATATGCCATTAGATCATTTTCCTTGAATCACTATACACAGTAGACTTACCTGATTTCTGAAAATCAGCAGTTGGTAAGAATGTAGCAATCTCCCATTCAGGAGCTGGTACATATGCAAATCTACTTCTTACGTTTGAGTTTAGATAATGCTTATAGCATGGTTTAAAAAACTTTAAACTTGCCGCACGCTTGAGGGTATTATATGTCATTTGAAATCTTGTTGACTCATCGTACTTTTTGTTGTTTGTAATATCCATCATAGCATCAAGCATCTTTGCACGAAGCGCTGGAGGTAAATAGTGTAGATTCAAACCATAGAACCCGCCAGGTGCAGGACCTACAACTACGACAAGAGGAAAGCTATCGTAATACGGTAGAGTGTCTTTTGTTTTTGGATCATAGAAAAACATGTACATATTTCCTACAATGCCTTTACTTCGCAACTCTACTGGATCCTCTTTCATCAAGGCAGAGCGGCTTACTTTACCCATGGCTCCAGCTTTTTTTCTGAACCAATTAATAGATTCTTTTGTTCTAGGTGTAACACCTGCTCTAAAAGCTTCGAGCTCTAGTTTTTGAAATATATTTACCATAGCAGTATTTATATACTATTTTTTCTTTTTCTTTGGAGGAGGTAGCGGCTTTAGTTTCTTTATTGGTTTAGGCATAATACCCATAGTTTGTAGAGTATTCTCTGTCCATATCTGGAACTCCCACTTTCTATCCTTGGCATATGATTGTGCAGCTTCCCACTTATTCATATTCTTAACATATGTAAATGCTTCATTGATATATCGCTTTGTGCGTTTAGATCCTGTAGGTGGTCTTGTTTCTTTATCTGGTTTAATCTCAACCAATAG